TATTGAAAAACATAATTCATCATGGATTTGGAGTAAAGGTCTATAACCAGCTTTATAACAATCAATCATAGCTTGCTTGGATTGATCAGCTGCAGATCCTTGAATTAACCTATTTAATGCTTTATATGTGCCTGCTCGTTTAATGTTATTGCCATAATGAGCCTTAGCTTCTTCATATTTCATTGCTTGGAACATACCAAAAGTGGTAGGCTCCCACATATCAAATCTACATTTACGACCTTTAATTGTTCTTATGAAACCAAATTTACTAGCAGATGCCATTACTTCAGATGCTAATTTTTTAACGAAAGGAACTCTAGCATCGTATCTTTGTAGTAATTGTTCAGCATCGTCTTTAGATATACCTAATTCTCTAGATAATTTATTTTTACCCATTCCATAAAATATACCTAAGTTAATAGTTTTAGCTGCAGATCTTGGTATACCAGCCATTTCAGCTACCAGTTGATGAAAATCAGCCTCTTCGTTTTGGTATGCTTTAATAAATTCATCGGCTCCAGTAAATCCTTGTTCAATAGATGCTGCATAGTGGGCAACGAGCCGTGGTTCTTGTTGCGAGTAATCAAATGACCCCCACTGTCTTCCCTCTTCAGGTAAGAATAAACTTCTAATCTTATCTCCATAATCTTTATTTTTTGCTGGTATCTGCTGTAAGTTCATATTTGAATAACTTAATCTACCAGATACTGTTCCTCCTCCATCCGATCTTAATTGATGAATTTCAGAATGAATTCTTCCTTTAAAAGAATGACGTTCAATAGCATCCAAAAAAGTAGAATGAAATTTATTAACTTCTCTAGCATCTCTAATTAGTTTAGCTATCTTATGCTCACAATTCTGTAACCAATTAGAAGTAAAACTTGGTTCTTTTGTTTTTTCTGTTCTAGGATATTCTAGCCCTAAGTGATCAAATACTTTTGCTACTGATCTATTCGCCCAAATATCTACCCCCATTCCAGTAAGATCTTTAATCTCTCTTAATATTTTATTTTCATCACTAATAAATTCTTTTTTTAATATTTTAATTTTATCTAAATCTACCCTTAATCCAGTCATCCTCATTTCAATTAAAATTGGCAGTAGTTCCATTTCTAAATCAAATACATCTTGAAGATTTTCTTTTATAATAATTGGTTTTAAATGCTGCCACAGTTTATAAGTTAATGCTGCGTCTTGTTCTGCGTAATGACCCACAAACCCAGCTGGCATTCTCCATAAATCTTGTTTAGGATCTAAACCCCATTCTTTTGCTTTTTCATTTAAAAATGCTTCTGATTTAATTTCACCTAATAGATCAAATCCTAAAGAATTTAATGCATAAGAATATCTGTTTTCATTAACTACAGCAGCAGCTACCATAGTATCAATAATTTTGCCGTTTATTTCAAATCCATTAATTTTTAACCAACCTACGTCATATTGAGCGTTGTGGAATATCTTAGGGCAAGGTAATTTTAATAAATCTTGTATATACGCAGTGGTAACAGCTAAATCCATATTGCCTCCAGCATCATGTTGTATAGGAAAGTAATATTGTTGACCTGCTGTAGCTATAGCAAATCCAACAATAGCACCATCAAATCTAGGCCATCCAGGTCCCAATGTTTTTATATTAGGGTCTTTAGTTTCTAAGTCTATAGCTATACAATCAGCATGTGAAAGATCTGGGTATTCAGATGGGCAAACCCAATCCGATTCTTGATAAATAAAGTTAAGTTGATGTGTCATATTTTATTATAAGTTATAGTTTCACTTTCTAATGAAGATACTTTAGGTAATAATGTGTTTACAAAAAGAAAATCTAAGACCATTAACTTGGTATTAAAGAAAATTGTATCAATGTCAAATACTTTAAAATTAGAATTAGCCATATAGTTAATATAATGTTCAAACTTAGGAGCACCTTTATTGTTATGATGGATGGGACATTCTAATTGAACAAATTTAGTTTTTTGAAATAATTCTAAAGAACCTTCCATAATTTCTAATTCTGCTCCTTGCACATCCATTTTAATCAAATCATAAATTTGATCGGGTACTATATCTTTTAATGGTTTTACCATAACTGTTTTTTTATTAAATTGAATATTTGAATTTTCTTCATATAAAGAATTTCCCGTTTCTTCTAATTCGTTTTCACTAAAGTTAAATTCTCTTTCTTCTTTTTGTTGACCGACTACTTCTTGATAAAAAATTCCTAATGTTTTTATTTTTTCTTCATATATATTATTAGGATCTATTAAATAATAGTTTGCATCAGGATAAATTAATTTAACTTTACTTGTCCAAGATCCTTTATAACATCCAACATCAATAATATTATTGAATTGTATACCGTTTTCTTTTAATCGTCCGTATAGATTAGTATTAACTTCTATAGGTTTATTCATTCTTTTCTTTTTTCATTATCTATTTTTTACATTACAAAGTATTGTTGCTTTTTGTTTTTCAATTAAAAATATAAATCTCCAAATTCTTTTAATTTTTGATACATCAACTAGCTTAGCTAATTGCCAATTTCTAAGTGAAAAATCTGTTATACAACCCACAATATCTCCTATTGTAGGTCTATTTGATCTCCAAAAATTAATATGATGCTGTTCTGTTATACCATTTAAACAATTAACACCAACTATAGGGAAGGTAAAAACTAAATATGCTTTGTCAGTTAAACACTCAAAAACAGTTGGAAAAAATTTATCTGGATACCCGTAACTATCTATGTCAATTAAATCAAATTTTTTTTTCTCAGATCTTAATTTGTAAATATAATCAAAACTATTACCAGTTGTTTCTTTATCTAAAGATAAGACATTCTTTGATATTGTATTATAATATTTAGATAAGTTTCCTTTGCCAGCAAAAACCTCAAGTATTTTTAAATTATTAAAATTAAATCTTTTTAATTGTTCTATTTTTTCAAATGGATGATGGTAATCATCCATGTTTAAAGATTGATTTTTTCTAATTCTTTTATGTGTTTTTGCGGTATGTCCAATCACCTCATTTCCTCATTTCTTCTATTTCTAGTTCACAATAATGAATTATTTTTTTAAGGTCCTCTATTCCATTTTTGTCTTTATATCTACAAATATATTTAATAACGTTACCTTGAAAAAAAGATAGATTGTTAGCTGTAATAAATTCGTAAGGCTGTATTTTATGTTTTCGGTAATGGTCTCCCCCCTCCTGTCTAGAAGATGGAAATACTTTCTCAAAGTCTGATTTTGTGCTCATAGTTAGTTTTATAGTTATTGTAAAATTTTCCTAGTGGAAAATGATATTTATGATCAGTATTGATCAAATGTAAAGCCTTTTTTGCACGAGTAATTCCTGTGTACCATACTCTTAATTCTTTAACTTTTTCCTCTATATTTTTTCTTTCATAATGAGAAGGCCAATTAGATTTGCTTAAAATTACTACATTATCAGCTTCTCCTCCTTTAACCGCATGAATAGTATCTACAATTATTTTAGATGATTCGTCTAAGTTAACACCAGATTCAGATAAACGAATCAAATATTGTTTCTCCTTATCTTTAAATCTAATCTTAAAAGCCTGCACCCAATGTCCTTTTGGCTCCCTTAATCCAGCCCTCAAGGTTAATTCATCGTAATTAAAAGGCTGATTAGGATGTGCAAATGTCCATGCTTGACTGTCGCTGCTCCTGTAGCCGTGGTCAATGTTTTGAATATAATGATACATAATACAAGCCTCTTCCTTAGTAATAGATCCACCAGCCATTAAATGATCCCATGCTTTTATAGCTTGCCACTGTTCTACTTTAAATGATTTACGACCTTGAACATCCTGAAAATAAATACCCATATCATAAAGATCTTGTTCTACCTCTTCCTTAACCGATCTTATCCTAGAAAGAACCATAAAAGATCCATCTGTAGTAAAATCTACATGTTTTAAACTAGTATAGGTAAGTATATCTCCTTCAGATGCCCTTGGATTAAATTGCTTTTCCTGTCTACGTCCTTTTGCTGGAGCCATTAATAATTGAGAAAAATAATGAACTTTACCAGGTATTCTCCTTGATTGTTTTAATATTTTTACTTTACCTGGAAAATGAATAAAGAAATCAGCATCCGCACCATTCCATTCATAAATAGCTTGATCATCATCTCCCGCTAAATAAATTTTAT